TACTCTGTGGTGGTACCAACAAATCTAACTGACTATACCTTATTCTGTGGCTAGAAATGGCGACGACTAAGAAAAAAGGAATGGGGATTAAAACTTCTGTGAAGTCGGGTAATTTTCGCCCGACCAAGCAGGGTGCTGGCATGACGAAGAAAGGTGTCGCAGCCTACAGAAAAGCTAATCCTGGTTCTAAATTACAAACCGCTGTAACGGAAGATAAACCAACTGGTAAGCGTGCAGCAAGACGTAAATCGTTTTGTGCTAGGTCAGCAGGTCAGATGCGAGATTTTCCAAAAGCAGCTAAAGATCCTAACTCAAGACTGCGTCAAGCGCGTAGGAGATGGAAATGTTAACAAAGGTGATGAATCATATGGACGAATCAACAAAACACGCAGTGGATGCTGCATCGGTTTTCACAGCTGTGGGTTCGATCCTAGCTTGGCTACCGGCAATAGCAGCATTATTTACAATCATTTGGACAGGCATCCGTATTTACGAAACTAAGACAGTACAAAATTGGTTAGTTAGACGGCGTAACATGGCAACACTAAAACCTTTCTTAGTTGACGAAAAAGAAACTAAAAAAGAAGAACCTGTGGAACCAGAAGAATTTGATGCTAAAGCTCATAGAGACTATATTAAATCTTTGGAAAACAAGGAGCAATAATGCCATTTACAGATAAACAGATTAAATTATTTAAAGCTGCTGCAGCTGATAAAGAGTTTGCTGAAAAAGTAGGCATTAATCAAACAACAGCTAAAAAACTTTTAAAGGAGTCAAAAGTGAAAAAATATGAAAATGGTGGTGAGATAGAAAAAAAGAAAAAAGTAATTAAACCTAAAGACGAAAAAGCTCGTATTAAAGAAATGGCTAGAGAAGATAGGTACAAAAAAATCCGCGAAAGAGATATGAAATTATTTGGTCCTACAGAAGAGCCTAAACCTACTATGAAACCTATGAAATCTATGGACCAAATAAATGGAGTTGGATTAGTTCCAGAACGAAGACCTATGAGTAGAAATATGCTTGAGGAAAAGAAAAGAGCAGGTGGCAAGGTTGGTATGGGCATGACAAAGAATAATTATAAAAAAGGTGGCAAAGTCTATTGTAAAGATGGCTGTGCTGTTCGTGGTAAAACAAAAGGTAAATTATATTAGGAGATTATGATGGCAAAGGAAACTGCAATAAAAAAACTAGCGAGGACTCTAAATAAAGCGACAGGTCGTCAAGATATGTTAGCTAAAGATAAAACAGGTCCAGAACAAGAAATTGGTATGGACCAAAGAAAAGCTAAAGGTAAATTTTCTAAGCATCACGATAAAGGTAAAGAAGAAGTAGCTTTACTTGAATCTGCAAAATTTGCTGAACAAGAATTAGAAAATGAACGTAAAGCATCAGATAAAAATAAAGCACCTAAATACAAAAAAGGTGGTATGGTTAAAAAACATAGAGGCGATGGCTGTGCAGTTCGCGGTAAGACTAGAGGTAGAATGGTGTAATGCGAGCTTCGCGTGGCATGGGTTGTATGTCTGAGAAAAAGCTTAAAAAGCTTAAGGAAGGCGGTACAGTTAAAGATGCGTGTTACAAAAAGGTAAAAGCTCAATACAAAGTTTTTCCTAGTGCATACGCATCTGGTGCTATTGCTAAGTGTCGTAAAAACAAAGGTAAATAAAATGGCAGTCAGAAAGACAGCTAAAGGTGCTGCACTTAAACGCTGGTTTAAAGAAGATTGGAAAGATGTTAGGACCGGCAAACCGTGCGGTAGACAGAAAGGGGAATCGCGAGGTACTCCGTATTGCCGACCTAGCAAACGAGTGTCAACCGAGACCCCCAAAACTTCGGGTGAAATGACATCAGCTGAGAAAAAGTCTCGTATAGCACAAAAGAAAAGTCTTGGTCAGCCAGCGGGTAAACCAAGAAGAGTAGCACCGCTAAAAAGAAAAATGCAGGATGGAGGTTCAGTCTCTTCATCAGGCGTACGTAGACTAAAACAGTCTATGAAAATGAAAAAGAAATAGGATAAATTATGGCAACTTCAGGAACAGCAACATTTAATTTAGATTTAAATAATCTGGTTGAAGAAGCATTTGAACGATGCGGTGCCGAACTTCGTACAGGATATGATCTTAGAACTGCACGTCGTAGTTTAAATCTTCTAACGATAGAATGGGCAAACAGAGGTATCAACTTATGGACAATAGAAGAGGGGTCTATAGCTTTAACAAACGGCACTGCAACTTATAATTTACCAACTGATACGATTGATTTATTAGATCATGTGATTAGAACAGGTACAGGACAGAACCAACAAGATATTACGATATCAAGGATATCAGCAGATACATACATTGCAATACCAGCTAAGAATGCAACAGGTAGACCAATACAAGTTTGGATAAACAGACAAGCGTCGCAGCCTACAATTAATGTATGGCCTACTCCAAACCAAGATAATACTTATACATTTAAGTATTGGAGACTAAGACGTATACAAGATGCAGGCACTGGAGTAACTACGCAAGATATACCGTTTAGATTTTTACCTTGTATGGTTGCAGGACTTGCTTATTATTTAAGCCTAAAATTACCTGGAGCAATGGATAGAATTCAGTTTTTAAAACAAGAGTATGAAGAGCAGTGGAACTTAGCTTCTACTGAGGATAGAGAAAAAGCAGACTATAGATTAGTACCTCGTCCTCAATATTTATGAAAAAATTAATAAAAAAGCTATACGTCGCTGCTTTAAAACATAAACATAAAAAATATATGAAGTTGTGGTTAAAAGTATTAAAACTTTCTTTAAAAGGAAAGAGAACACAGGTGGTTAGATAATGGCTAGTAAATTTACTTCAGGCAAAAAAGCAATAGCCGATTGTGATCGATGTGGGTTTCAGTATAAACTATCACAATTAAAAACTTTAACAATAAGAACAACTAATACTGAGATTAAAGTTTGCAAAGAATGTTGGGAACCAGACCACCCACAAAATATGCAAGGCATGTACCCTGTAGAAGATCCACAAGCAGTACGTGATCCGAGACCTGATTTAAGCTTTATTCCTGCAGGGGAGTATAGTAGTAGACAAATTCAATGGGGCTGGGACCCTGTAGGATTAAATAATCCTTTGAAATTATCAGGATTAGAGGATGATTTGGAAGCAACCGGTGGAGTAGGTACGGTTACTGTAACAATAACTTAGGAGTATAATATGAACAAAGATAGAAAAGGTGCTAAAGTAACATACAAGCAGCCAGAAACATATACACAAGATTTATCTTGCTGTGGCTATCCTGAAAAGGATGTAAAAACAGAAGGTGTAGTAACACGTGGTAATGGTGCAGCGACAAAAGGTACTAAAGCACGTGGCCCAATGGCATAAGGATAAGGAATGAATTACACATCATTAGTTGCTGAAGTACAAAGCTATACAGAGAACCAGTTTAGTACAGCTGATATAAATACATTTATACAGCAAGCGGAGCAGCGCATATATAACACTGTGCAGTTGCCAGACTTACGTAAGAATGTAACAGGTAATATGTCTTCTGGAGTTAAATATATGACATTGCCTAGTGATTGGCTATCTACATTTAGCTTTGCGGTGATTAATAGTGACAATGAATATACATATCTTTTAAACAAGGATGTGAACTTTATTAGAGAATCATTTCCTGATACGGATTCAAATTTTTATGGACAACCACAATATTATGCAATATTCAGCGATACATCAATGCTGCTTGGCCCTACTCCAGATGCTAATTATAATACCGAGCTTCATTATTATTACTACCCTGAGTCTATTGTCACTGCTGGTAATACTTGGCTCAGTGATAATTTCGATAGTGCGTTACTTTATGGTACACTGCTGGAAGCAGCTACATATATGAAAGAAGAACAAGATGTTATAATTATGTATCAAAAAAGATATGACGATGCAATGATACTAATTAAAGCATTAGGTGAAGGTAAAAATAGGAGCGATGCTTATCGAAGCGGACAAGTTCGCTATAAAGTAGAATAGAAAGGAACACAATGGATACACAAGCTTTAAACTTAGGTAATATAGATTTTGAGGTACATACAACATCAGGTAGAGGACATACTCCTGAGGAATTAGCCGACATGGCATTAGATAAAATTATGTACGTCAGTAAAGATGCAAACCCCCTTATTAGGGATCAAGCACAAGCTTTTAAGGGCTACATTAGACAAATACTAGTGAAGTACTTAAAACAAGCGGTGACATCAGACCGCACAACTTTAGCGAATAAACTGCGTCAAGCAGGGCATTCAGATTTAATTAAAATTTTGGAGATTTAAAATGGCAATTTCTCAAGCAATGTGTACGTCGTTTAAAGTTGAATTGCTTAGCGGCGGTCACAACTTTAACACAACTAACGTAGCTCGTTCTGCTAACACAGCAGATACATTTAAGATTGCGTTGTTCACATCATCAGCAACATTAGATGCAACAACAACAGCATACTCAGTAACAAACGAAGTATCAGGTACAGGCTATTCAGCAGGTGGTAATACACTTTCAATCAGCCAAGTTCCTCAAGCTTCTAGTACTACAGCAATTTTGGACTTTGATAATACAACATGGTCTGCTGCTACTATTACTGCAAACGGTGCTTTAATTTATAACAGCACTAACTCAGATACTGCAGTTGCTGTATTAGCATTTGGTGGAGATAAGACTTCAACAGCTGGTGACTTTACAGTCGTATTCCCTGCGTTTGATGCTTCTAATGCTATTATTCGTATAGCTTAATAGGAGCTACTAGTGGCTTCATCTACATTATATTCAGGTTATGGTGAGGCCCCTTGGTCCGTTGGTAGCTTTGGCGTTGAATTATTAATCGTCAATGTAGATGGAGTACAAGCCACTGGAAGCGTAGGTGACGAGACAGTTTCAGCAAAAGCTGTTGTTACACTAACCGGTGTTTCAGGTACTACTCAACTTGGATCAGCTATTGTAGAAGAATCTGTTGCATTTAGTGTAACAGGTGTAAGTAGCACAGGTGACGTCGGTAATTTAACTACAATAGCAAAAGCTACTGTTAGTCCGTCTGGTAATATTTCTACAGGTAGTGTAGGCGATGAATCGCTTATTACTAATAATGTAATAGATATTACAGGTTTAGTTGGTACTTCTCAATTAGGTGAAGAACAAGCTAGCGGAGGTGTAAATGCTCTTGTTACAGGGATTAATGCTACAGGTCAAACAGGTAATTTAGATATAAATCTAGGTTATTTTGGTTGGGGTGCAGGTCCTTGGAGTGAAGGTGGTTGGGGTGCTGATACAACTATTATTCAGCCTGCGGGTGTTGAAGGGACCACACAAACAGGTACTGTAGACTTTAATTTAGATGCAGCAATTACTGTTACAGGTAATGCTGGTACAACGGCTCTTGGTGAAGAAACATTAAGCCTAGGACATACTGAGTTTGTTACAGGAGTAAGTTCTACTGGTGAAACTGGCACTGTTATAGTCTATGAAAACGAAGTTGTTAATGCAACGGGTGTTTCAGGTACTATGCAGTTGGGCGAAGAGACTGTAGAAGCAAAAGCAGATGTCAATGTAACGGGGAATGCAGGAACAGGACAGACTGGTACTCTAGAAATAAGAACCGGACATACTGAGTTTGTAACAACTGTTTCAGGCACTGGACAAGTTGGCGATGTAGCTATTAATGCAAAAGCTAATGTAGATGTTACTGGAGTAAGCGCTACTGGAACTGATGGCAATGTAGTTATAGAAGTTGGTTACGCACTGACAGGTGTAGAAGCTACTGGTAACGTAGGTACAGTAGAGGTCTATGAAAACGAAGTAGTTAATGCAACAGGAGTACAAGGCACCACAGCTTTAGGTGAAGAGACTGTAAATGCTGACGCTAATACAGACGTAGTAGGAAATAGTGGTAATACTGCTTTAGGCGATGTTACATTAAGCACAGCTCAAATATTAAGTATTACAGGAGTTTCTGGAACTACACAGCTTGGTGAAGAGACTGTAGAAGCAAAAGCAGATGTTAATGTAACAGGCAATTCATCTACTGGAAATATAGGAACAGTAACTACAACTGCAAAAGCTACTGTAACTGTAACTACAATATCGGGCGTAGGAAATATAGGCACTGTTATAGTCTATGAAAACGAAGTTGTAGATGTAATTGGAGTAAGTGGTACTACACAGCTTGGTGAAGAGACTGTAGAAGCAAAAGCAGATGTTAATGTAACAGGAAATGCAGGAACAGGACAATTAGGCACAATTGCTATAATAGCAAAAGCAAGTGTCAATGTAACAGGGGTTCAGGGTACTGGGCAAACACAAACATTTACTTTAGTTTGGGGTGAAATTGATACAACACAGACGCCAAACTGGACACAGATAGCGGCATAAAGGAATTAATATGTTAGTAGAAGCAAAAGAAATTAATGGTATAATTACAAATAAATACGAAACACATTTAGAATGTGCAAATTGTGGCATGGAAGTTGATGCCGAAGAATATAATTCAGGAACCTGCTCTGATTGTGGTGCCGCGTGGGACGGAAAGAAACATATAGCCGTTCACGTAACAAGTGTACCTGCAAGCGGTAAATCATCATAAATAAGAGGTAAATAAAATGGCAAGTACATATTCAGATTTAAAATTTGAGTTAATTGGTACTGGCGAACAATCAGGTACTTGGGGTGTTACAACTAACACCAACTTAGGAACAGCCATTGAAGAGGCTATCACAGGTTCAGCTGATGTTACATTCGCAAGTGCACAAGTAACTCTAACATTAACAGATACAAACGCGACTCAAATAGCACGTAATTTGAGATTAAACTTAACAGGTACATCAGGCGGAGCACAAAACTTAATTGTTCCAGCTATTCAAAAATTCTATCTTGTAAATAACGGATGTGCTGATGCAATCACAGTAAAAAATTCTACTGGTACAGGTATTGCAGTTCCAGCGGGTAAAGCAATGTTATTATTTAATGATGCTACAAACGTTGTTGACGCAGTAAATCATTTTAATACAGCTTCTGTAGGAACCTTAACATTAACAAACGCATTAGCAGTAGCACAAGGTGGTACAGGCGCTACGGATGCAGGCACAGCAAGAACTAATTTAGGTTTAGCTATTGGTACAAATGTACAAGCATATGATGCAGGTTTAACTGATATTGCTGGTTTAGCAGTTACTGATGGTAATATTATTGTCGGCGATGGTACTAACTGGGTTGCTGAATCAGGTGCTACAGCTAGAACATCATTAGGTCTTGGTTCTATTGCAACACAAGCGTCAAGTTCAGTAACTATCACTGGCGGATCTATTACAGGGATTACTGACTTAGCAGTAGCTGATGGGGGTACAGGTGCTTCAAGCTTTACAGCTAACAACGTTTTATTAGGTAACGGCACATCAGCATTTCAAGTAGTGGATCCAGGTACATCAGGTAACGTATTAACATCTAATGGAACCACATGGACATCTGCCGCCGCAGCTGGTGGTGGCGGTGACTATGCTATGGAAGTATTTACAAGTCCAGGCACATGGACTAAACCTGCTGATGTTACTGCTGTTAAAGTCACCGTAGTTGGTGGAGGAGGCGGAGGCAGTGGCGTAAGAAAAGGTGATAGTTCTATTACTGGGGTTGGTGGAGCTTTTGGAGGGGGTGCTATAGAATACTTAGATGCGCCTGCTGTTCCAGGACCAGTTGCTGTTACCGTCGGATCAGGTGGAGCAGGTGGTGCTGCACCAGGAGCTAATGGTACAACTACCCCTGGATCATCAGGAGGCACTTCTTCCTTTGGTGCTTTCTGTTCAGCCTCTGGAGGTGCTGGACCAGGTAATTCAGGTGGATCAGGTTCAGGTGGAAATATTAACGTAGTAGGTTCAGTAGCGTCATTTATTACTGGGACTAGATCCTCCACTGGATTTAGTTTATTTTCTGGTGGTACTGGTACATATTCAACCACACAGGGTACAGGTTTAACAGCAGGTGGATATGGCGGTGGAGGAGGTTCTGGTTTTATCGAAGGTGCAGCAGCAGGTGGTGCAGGGTCACCAGGTATTGTTGTTGTTGAGTGGTGGAAATAAGGAGAACAATTATGGCAAAAAAAGCATTAGTAAGCACCATTGAACTGAGAGGTAAAGATGAGGCAGGTTACCGAGTATTAGAAGTAGTAGAAGCAGGAAATACTTTTGAAGTGCATTCAAATCTACAATGGCATGATTGTCCTGATACAGTAGAGATGGATAAATATTGGTTTAATCCAAATACTTTAGAATTTAAAAAACTTCCTGAAGCAGTAGATAAATCTACAGCAGGTGAGTTAGCAGTTAATGAAGAAGGCAATCCAACGGAAGCATACGAATGGAGCTGGGATACAGAAACTTGGACTAAAGTACAAGTATTATAATATTTAGTACACAAGAATAAGGTAGATATAGTAAAATGTATTTACCTTGTTTTATTTTTGAAAGATTATTATGCACAACACGGTGGAACTATTTGAACAAAATGGTTATGTTCATTTAAAAAGGTTTTTAGATTTAGATAATTGTAAAGAATTAGTAGAAGAGTTAAATAAATATATTGAACAGGGTCAAACAACTAAAGACGATCAATGTCCTGTTTCAGAAGCTATACACGGTACGCCTACTTTTGATAAATTATTAGAAGACCTATTACCTCACTTTGAAAAGGTTTGTGGAAAACGACTGTATCCTACATACTCTTATGCTAGACTATATAAGCCTGGTGAAGAATTAAAAAAACATACTGATAGACCTGCTTGTGAAATATCAGCAACAGTTACATTAGGTTTTGAAGGAAATTCTTGGTCTATTTATATGGCAGGTAATAAAATAGATATGCAAGTAGGCGATGCTGTTCTTTATCGTGGTATGGATGTAGAACATTGGAGAGAAAAGTATACTGAAGGTCAATGGCAAGCACAAGTATTCTTACATTATGTAAATGCTGATGGACCTTATGCTGAATGGAAATATGATAAAAGAAATCAGCTAGGTATTTCTACAATAACAAATAAACAAGTTCAAGCCACAAGACACTTAACTGACTGTGCTGTATTTGAAAAACATTTATCAGATATGTTTTGTGATAAACTAATTGAAGAATATGTTAAAGACACTATAGTAAAAGAGCCTCCAGTTATAGGTAATGGGACAGGAGCTATAGATAAAAGTATTCGTGATACAGAACGAGTAATGCTTCCACAAAATGTAGGTATAGGGGCAACACTTACTGCAACAGGGTTAAATGCAAATAACTATTGGTGGAAATATAATATTACTCATGCTAATCAAACTGAGTTTTTAATCTATAAACCTAATGGTCATTATAACCCACATGTAGATACATTTCATCGGCATAGTAATGAAACACGAAAACTAACAGCATTAGCATTTCTTAATGATAACTTTGAAGGTGGTAAGTTCTTTTTAAATGCTTCTGGAACACCTTATTATCCACCTCAAGAAAAAGGAACTGTGTTAGTATTTCCTAGTTATATGGTACATGGTGTTGAACCTGTTACTAAAGGTATAAGATATAGTTGTGTAACATGGTTAGTAGGACCTTATTTTGTTTAAAATTGTAGATAATTTTTTACCTAGAACTTTTTCAAATAGACTTCATAATGATGTTACTGAGGGAGTAGTTCCTTTTTATTATAGAGACTCAAATGTTGATTATAGTAAAGTTAGTCAATTAACACATACTTGTTACCATAATATAGATAAAATTAAATCAGAATATTTTCCTGTGGTTCAACCTATATTTTATTTAATAGAAAAAGAATTAGACATTGAAATAGTAGAAGTAGAGAAGATTAAATTTAACTTAATGTTAAATAAATATTTATTAAAAAGTGACTTAGATACAGCTATTCATCAAGATATTGATGACAAAAATTATATTACTTTTTTATATTATATAAATGATTCAGATGGAGATACTTGTTTTTATGAGTCTAATACTTTAGTTAATTCAGTAACTCCAGTAAAAAATAGAGCAGTGTTTTTTGATTCTAATAAATATCATAGAGCAACTCCTCCAATTAAATATGATGCAAGGTTTATTTTAAATATTACATTTAAAATATGAAAATAATAGTTACTCCTGATAGTGGTTTAGATACAGCTTTTATTTATGATAATACAATATATAAAATAAAAAAAGTTGAAGAATTAAATTCAGTAGAGCATGCAAATAAAGGGAGAAATTCTTTTAGACCTTTTGGCATAGATTATGATGATAATTATATTTATATAGTTTCACATAATAAAGTTGGAAGATTTTTAAAAGACTCTTATAAATTTGTAGATACTATTATTAAGTTAGAATCAAAATTAAATGTTAATACTCATTTAATAAGAAAAGTAAAAGATACTTTTTATATAGCTAATACAGCTACTGATGTTCTGGCAATTATATCAGATAGTTTTGAAAAATACATACATATACCAACAAGACAAGTTTTAGATGAACCTTTAGATTGTGTAGATGCTTATGATAAAGATAATGTTCATATAAATTCCTTTTGTATTAGAGATAATTTACTCTATTACTGTTTACATAACAAAGGTACGAAAAAATCAAGATATGAAGTTTTAGATTTAATTACTTATAAGATTAAATGTATTGTTGATGCAGGTTGGTGTAGTCATGGAGTTGAAGTTATTAATAATATTTTGTACTCTTTGTCTTCAGGTACTGGAGAATTAATTGAGCACGATTTAACAACTAAAAACACTAGATATTATAGATTAGTAAATCCAGAAGAAACTTTTTTAAGGGGACTAGATTTATTTGGAATAAATTTATATATAGGATGTTCTAACGTACACAATCAGCCAGCTCTACAAAATAACTGTTTTATTGCAGAGTTTAATACTACTAATAAAAAAATAAAAAGATTTTTAAATATACCTAATATGCTAACTATTGCTGATCTAAGAATTTTAATATGAAAATACTAATTTGTGGTCTACCAGGTTCAGGCAAAACAACACTTGCAGAAGAATTACATAGAATAACTAGATTTCCCCATATTAATGCAGATTATATTAGATCAATGTGTAATGATTGGGATTTTAGTATGGAAGGTAGAATAAGACAAGCTAAAAGATTAAGACGTTTGGCTAATGGCTTTGCAAGAAGTATTACAGATTTTG